CACGGGCCATCGAACCATTCCGAGCCCCGCGTGAAAGCGTTTTCCTTGCGTCGAATCGGCGTCAATAGTTTCCCCATTGGGGCGGACACTTCCAATATATAAGGCGTGTCGTACATGGTTTTCTCCAATATAGTGTTTCGGTGGTGGCGCATATATAAACCCGCGCCCCCTAACCCCCATAAGGGGCTAGAGGTCGAGGGCTTAGGCCGTTACGGGTTCCATTTGGGCGATGGCGTCCCGGTATGCTTGGGCCTCCCTCTCCAGGCGTCCGGCGCGTGATGCTAGGGCCTTTCGGTAGTGGGCGGCAATATCGAACCCCTCGAACCAGTCACGGTAGAGTGCTCGGGCCTTGTCGCTGGTTTTGACCATGTCGGCCAGATCTGGCCGGTAGACTACCTCCCCGAAAATATCAAAGACCACGGGCCGGAATCCGCGCCCGTTGTTGTCCGGGTCGGTCGCGCTGCTCTCCACAATCCAGAACAAAAGGCCTTCCGCGTCCCAATGTGCTCCGATAACACGGGCATGGAAAAATTTAAGGGTTGATTCGTCCACATAATGCGTGCGGCCAGTAAGTTGGTCTTGCGCGTAATGTACGGGCTGGTTAAAAAAACGGGATTCGTACAGGCTAGCCCCGCTGGTGGTGCGGCTGATGTTGCGAATAATGGCGGCGAGTGTTTCGGCGTTCATGGTTTTAATCTCCTAAAAATGCCCGGTCTCCCGGGCGTGGTGGTTTATACGGTGACGGTTCCCCAGTCCTTGGGGGCCGTGTCATACCCATGCGCGGCCAAGTAAGCGCGGGCGTCGTCGTCCCAGGTCATGGGAAGGTTTGCTTCGATCTCGAAGGCGGCGGCTGTCTGGTCGTCGTCCGCGTCGCTGTAACAGATGGCTACTTCGTAATATGTGCCGAAGTCGTGCGGGTTCGCGCGGATCTTGAAGGCGCACCCGATTGCTTCAGCGTTGGGAAATTCGCGGCGAAGCTGATCGATAAAAGCCCGGCATTCTAGGCGGGCGCGAGTCGAGTAGTCGTCCGAGCCGAGCTGGGCGCAGGGTTCGTCGCACGGGGTGGGGCTAAGGTCTAAGTAGTCACGCATGGTTTTCTCCTGGTGGTTTAATAATTGGCGTCTGCCATATTGAAGGCGGCGGAAAACTCTAGCCCGCGGACAATTGAGGCGTGTTCGCTTTGGTCGTGGTATGCCTTCCGGGTATCCGGGAAGTAGGCTATTCGGTCGCCAATGCCGATTGCTTTGCCCGTTTCGGGGCATACGCTATTAAATCGGGCGGTTGTGAAGTAGGGGGTTTTGCGGTAGCGCATGGCTTTCTCCTGGTGGTTATTGCTGGGGTTTAATGTCTAACAGATGAAAAATTTCGCGCAGTAGTCCCACGGCGGCGGCTAGCGTGTGGCCGTGGTTTTCCTGAAGGGCGCGGATAATGTCTGACCCGTTTGCTTTGATGGTGGTCTGAAGTTCTGCCATGGGAAGGCGCGAGTGCTCCAGGTGGGCGAGTCGGTTGCGGAAGGTGCGAAGAAGTTCGAATTCGGTTGTCATGGTCTTATTCTCCTGTGGCTTTGTTGATGGCGGATTCTGCGGCGGCGCGGGCGTCGTCGTCGAGTGCAGTCCAGTTTTCCGCGTTGCTGAATGCGCGGTGACAGGCGTGCATTGCTTTCAATGCGGCTAGTAAGTCAGGCGCGGCGGCGATAAGGCGGGCGTTGGCGTCAGAAAAGGCCGCCGTTCCATAAACCGAACAGATCAACTGGCCGCTGCGGTAAGACTCCATGTAATCTGCGGTGTGCACGGGAACGGTGCCCGCGACGGGGCCTTTGTTTGGTTGGCCTACGACCCACGGGCTGGGGGTGTGCTTGTTTATGGTGTTCTCCTGTTGTGGTTGGCCTATCAGGGCCTGATTGTCTCGGTGGTCATAAAGCCAGGGGGCGGGCGTGTGGTTCATGGTTCTCTCCTGTTGTGGTTGATACAGTCCTTATGATATTTCAAGTCAACCCCTAGTTCCCGGTTCGGTGCCATGATATTTTGCAATCGGTTGCGGTAATTGATAGGATTCGGCTATTCCTGTTTTGTACCCTGGTCGGCGGCGGGTTTTGGGGGTTAAGCGCGAAGCGCAGAGGGCAAGTATGCGATTGGCAAAGAAGGATATAAAAGAAGCACTATCAAGCGTCCCCATGGATGTCGTCCTACTCGGGTCGTTGGCCACAAAAGGCGAAAAGAAGCTCACGCCACAAGAGAGAGAGTTTGCCAGGGAGATAGCATTGGGGGAATCTAAGGCGGGCGCATATAGGAAAGCAAACCCCAGGAGTACCGCAAAGAAGGACAACCAGTCACGCCAGGGAAGCAAGTGGGCGAAGAAGCCACACATTCAGACTCAGGTGGAAGCGATACAGGCGGCAATGGAGGCGCAGAAGTATCAAACCCCCGCTCACTTGCGCGCTCTGGTAATCCACCAGCTAACCCAAGCGGCTCTCAATGAGGAATTCCCACCCGCTACACGCGTGCAGGCATTGAAGGCATTGGGCACGGTGACAGAGGTCGCGGCATTTACTGAGCGGCGAGAGGTTGTGAAAGTAACGAACGCCGAAGACGCAAAAGAAAAACTACTCGCCACGCTCAGACTGGCCATGCAATCGAACGCGATCGATGTGCAGGCGGATGATCTACTGGCCGAGCTAACACCCGCCCCCATGCGAAACGCGGCAGGCGACGAGGGTGCCACCCCCACCCCCCAGATTCTCAGCGATGCGGCGGGTAATACTACGCATAGTATTTCGCACATTGACTCGCATACCCAATTCGACCCCCCTCCCCCCTCCAAAACCTCCACCAGTGGCGACGAGGACGTTATAGAAAACACCCCCCCTATCGAAAATGGGTCCCCCGAAAAAGGTGGGGTGTAACAAATGTTACAGTGCTCAGTTACAACTGTAACAGCCTGTTACAGTGGGTTCAACTGTAACACCCTGTTACAGTACGTAACATTGTTATAGTTTGTAACAACGGTATAGTTTGTAACAAAAGTTACAGTAGACATGACAGACGCGCAGAGAGAGATTTATCAGGTCATTGATGGCTGGTGGAACAAGTTTGGGTTCGGGCCTTCGATAGATGACATCATGCGGATTACCGGAGACAAGGGGCGTGGGAATGTGCATAGGAAGATACGGTCCCTTTTGCGGGCGGGGCATTTGAAGGGTTTGCCTAATAGGGCGAGGTCTGTTCGGCCTGCTTATTTGAGAGTACATAAGATTGAACCCGAAGATTCTTGAGCTGATAGATCAACTGCCCGATGGGGATCGAGCGTCTCTTTTAGAGATGGCGCTTCAGTATCAAGACGCGCTTAAGAGAGAACAGGGACAAGAGAAGTTCTTAGCCTTTGTGAAGACCATGTGGCCTGGGTTTATTTCGGGGAGACACCATGCTGTCATGGCGAAGAAGTTTGAAGAGATCGCCTCGGGGAAATTAAAGAGGCTGATCATCAATATGCCCCCACGGCATACGAAGTCGGAGTTCGCGTCCTTTCTCTTGCCTGCCTGGTTCCTGGGAAGGTTCCCTGATAAGAAGATTATTCAGACGTCCCACACGGCAGAACTTGCTGTTGGCTTTGGCCGGAAGGTCAGGAACCTTGTAGACAGCGACGTGTATACGAAGATCTTCCCAAATGTGGCACTACGGCAAGACTCTAAAGCGGCGGGACGGTGGTCTACGAATGCGAACGGGGAGTATTTTGCTATTGGTATCGGGGGTGCTGTTACAGGTAAGGGTGCCGATCTACTGATTATTGACGATCCGCACTCAGAACAAGAGGCGGCGCTCGCCGAGATCAATCCTGAGATCTATGACAAGACGTATGAGTGGTTTACGTCCGGTCCAAGACAGCGGTTACAGCCAGGTGGAGCGATTGTTATTGTGATGTGCATGACCGGTGATACGCCGGTGCTCATGGCAAATGGAAAAGAAAAGCCACTCAAAGATGTACGCCCAGGAGATAGAGTAGCTACGTTTGAAAAAGGCAAGCTAACTGTATCAAAGGTAAACAATTGGCGGTCAAGTGGTGTTGATTCTATATACCGGATACAAACACAATCTGGTAAAATACTCCGAGCAAACAAGAGGCACCCGTTTCTTGTAATGAACGAAGGAGTGTTGGAATGGACTCGACTAGCTTATTTGAAACCGGGGGATATGCTTGTATCGTTGAAGGGTGCAATAGACTCTCCAAAACGAAAACTAAACCCGGAAAGTGCGGGCCATGCCGCGCAAGAGAGTCATACCATCGAAAAAACCCAGACGCACCGTACCGGCCTATGGGAAGTCATGGGATGTGGAAAGGTGTTAGGTGTTCTGAGGAAGGCTGCTCAAAGCCTGTGTCAAGCCGTGGGTTGTGTGCAAAACACTATCATCAAAAATACATACCAAAAAAATCTTCTGAAGAAGCACGCAAACATCGGATCAAACACCGGTACGGAATTACCATTGAGCAGTACGACGCAATGGTTAAAGAGCGCAATAACCTATGCGATGTGTGTGGTAAACCCCCGACAAAAAATAATACTCGCGCTCACTGGAACGGGAAGCTCTGCATTGACCACTGCCACGACACTGGACTTGTCCGTGGGCTCTTATGCAACGATTGCAACCTTGCCGTTGGATACGGAAAGACGCCAGATGTTCTTGAACAAGCTGCGGCGTACCTCCGACTTCACAGCAGACCCAATAATCTCAATAATCCCTGACGGCACCGAAGAAGTTTTTGATGTTGAGATAGATCGCACAGAAAACTTCATAGCAAATGGCTTTGTAAGCCATAACACCAGGTGGTCAAAGCGAGATTTGACGGGTCAGGTATTGAAGGCAAGCGCTCAGAGGGAGGGCGATGAGTGGGAAGTCATAGAGTTTCCTGCCATTTTGCCGTCGAGTAAGCCTTTGTGGCCTGAGTTTTGGCCGATAGAAGAGCTCCAAGCACTGAGAAATGAGCTGCCCAACAGTAAATGGATGGCGCAGTACCAACAAAACCCGACATCTGAGTCCGCGGCGATCATCAAAAGAGAGTGGTGGAACGTCTGGGAGGGGGAAAGTCCCCCGTATTGTGAGTTCACATTGATGGCGTGGGATACAGCTTTTGAAGCAAACAACCGAGCTGACTACTCGGCGTGTACTTTATGGGGAATTTTTCAACATCCTGATGAAAACGGGATTGAACAGACGAACATCATTCTTCTAAATGCCTTCAGAGACAGGATGGAGTTCCCGACTTTGAAGCGAAGAGCGATAGAAGAGTACAAAGAGTGGGAGCCAGACTCTGTAATTATTGAAAAGAAGGCGTCTGGTGCGCCGTTGATCTATGAATTAAGGGCGATGGGGATCCCAGTGCAGGATTTCACGCCTGTGAGAGGTAACGACAAAATTACCAGATTGAATGCAATCTCCGATATATTTGCCTCTGGGCGCGTTTGGGCTCCTAATAAGAGGTGGGCCGAAGAAGTTGTTGATGAAGTTGCGTCTTTTCCTGGCGGAGAACACGATGACTATGTTGATACCGTCTCTTTGGCGCTGATGCGATTTAGAAAGGGCGGGTTTGTGCGTGTCGAGTTAGACATGGAAGATGAACCGCAACAATTTAGAAGGCGCGAGCCTTATTACTGAAGGATAAATCATGGCTATTGAAAAGTCGTTGAGTCAAGCTCCCCTCGGCGTGATGCCCGAGATGTCAGCAGAACCCGATATTGAGATCGAAATCGAAGATCCCGAGTCGGTCAAGATTGGTATCGGTGATCTTGAGATTGAGTTTGAGAAAAAAGAGATGACTGATGAAGACTTCAACGCCAATCTTGTTGAAACAATGGACGATGAAGTCGTTGCAAGTCTTGCCGGTGAGTTGATTGGCGACTATGACGAAGACGTAGCCTCCAGAAAAGACTGGATACAGACATATGTAGACGGCCTAGAGCTTCTTGGAATGAAATTAGAAGACCGGGCTGAGCCGTGGGAAGGCGCTTGCGGTGTGTATCACCCGCTTTTGTCTGAAGCCCTGGTGAAATTCCAGTCGGAAACCATGATGTCCACGTTTCCCGCCTCCGGGCCGGTGAAAACACAGATCATCGGCAAAGAAACGCCTGAGAAA